GCTGCGCTAAACGCTGCAACTTTTCTTGTGTAGCCACTGCCCGAAAGCTCTGTGCCTGAGTTATCATCGCCGAAAGAACCAGTGGACAAACCCACATAGACATTGCTTGGCATTGTATATGCACCAGTACCTAGAATGTGATCTAGGATTTCTAATTCTAAATAGTCGCTCATTGCAGACATAAGTTATACTCCTGAGTAATCTGTTTTCATTGCTAAAGGACTTCCAAAGAAAGCCTTTTCGTTATCCCTTTTGATCTCATCCATAGCCCTGCTGAATATCGCGTCGTATTGGGTAGCTCGTTGTTCATCCATTAAATACATATGGGCAGCAGATAATGAGCCAAAAAGGTAGGTGTCAGGGTGTCGGCTAAGAACCGTGTTACTTGCGTTACTCGCAGACAAAGCCGAAACGTCTTCTGAATAAAGTATCTCAACATTTAACACGCTGTCAGGAATAGGTCGTAAGGCTATCTCTGTGCCAATCACCGTGTAAATCTTTGGGCGACCACCGCCAGACGAAGCGTATGTTTCGTAGTATTCCTGTGGTGCAGCGTACTCTAAAACGTCAATAGGATCAGTGTTTAGCTTTACCAAACGTATTTTGCGTAAATCAGTCGGTAAGCTGATAAACTCATCGCCAGCAACAGTAGGAGCAATCGCACGTTTTTCCTGTGAACGTGTATCAAGCTCACGCGACATTCTTGCTTCGGCGAGTTGTATAAAGTCGGGTATGACTGAGGTTAAATCATCACGCGCCAAAAAGTTAGCGATGGACGTTTGTAACTCAGAATAAGTCGAAATAGCCATTAGACCAGTTTACCACCTGTTGCTTTGAAACTTTTGTTTTCCTCAAGCCACTTTAGCCATGCCTTAGGGTTTTCCCTTGGCTGTCCAAACTTCTTGAGTAAGTCATAATAAATCACAGCCGGGATTTCCCCGACCTTCTGTTTGTGCTTCTGGGTGTTGCCCATAAGATCACCATAGCGCCATTCATTTGCTTCTTCTTTGGCAGCGTCTTTGATGTTGTCCACTGGCTGTTCTGTTGACACATAATTGCCATCAGTTTCACCGTGAAAGTAAGTTTTCTTGCCTGTAATTGGATCAGCGTTTAATAGCTTCTTCATGTCTACCTCAATGCAAAAAGGGGCAGCCGAAGCCACCCCTATTAGTTAGTTTGTAATGTCGGCTTATGAGCCGTTTAGACCGATCACCGCAGCGTGTGCTTTAGGTGCTTTAACGATCAATGTGTACTCTGACACAATAGCGAACTTGGTTGCGTCACCTGTCGCGGCAACATCAGATACGCTAAACATACGACCGGGTAGTGAACCGATACATACATAATCTGTGTCAATCAAATACATTTCAGAGTTTGGACACTGACGATCAACCGTCACTGCTAATTCTCCGAAATCACTTAGATAAAGTGACACTGAGCCAACAATCGCAGCTTCACGCGGTGCTGTGTAAGTAATCTGGTTAGTTGCTACTGAACCAGAAGACAGACCTGAGAAGTTCTGCTTGTTAGTTGGTGACATCAAAAGCATATTTGGTGAGCCACCGTCGTTGTACGCAGCTAACATTGCCGCGTCTATTTTTGCCAAAGTAAGGGCAGCAGCAGTACCAGTTAGGTCAGCCGCATCACTACCGTCACCAGTAGCAAACGCCATGTCAGACGGCTTATCACCGTTAGTAATCCATGTAATTAACTTTGCAGTTTTACGTGGTTCTGACCCTGAACGAGCTTCGTTTTTGAACAATGATTTCTCAATGTCTCGACGCTGCTCGATACCTTTAAGTACCTTAACATACGCAGTTTCCTTATCGCGCCCAGCTTTGTCCACAACATCTAATGTATTAGATACGGATGCTGCTGAAACAGCGATTTGGTGGTGGTTTCCAAGGCGTGTTGTTGCCGCTGGATTGACGTATGAATAGTCAGCCCCTTCACTTGCGGAGTTGGTATCAACCGCCGCCGCTAATTCTTGGACTTGCCATTCGTGAAAGATACCCTTTGTGGTCTCCTTCTGAGCATTTGAAACTAATGGAGTTTCATCGGGATCGCATTCCCTCTCACTTTTAAGTGAGGATTGGACTATATTATTACCACGAGGCAAATGTACTCGTAGCGCTGGGCGCTCTAGCCTGTTATTAAGAGGGCTTACCTCTCAGGTAGTCTCTGAACCTTCTATCGCTGTGTAGATAGCTTGGATGCTGATTGCCATATCATTTCTGACTTAGGGTTCCAGCAGTTCACCCAGTTTAGACCGCACCGATCAAATGTTAATGCGGTAAATCACATCGCTTAAGTCTTCTCTTTCACCAATTGCATTGGAATTGAGAAATGTGGCCATGATAGCCTCCTATTTGTTAGCGAGTTAATAAATAATTAACAGCCGCATCACGACTGTTAGTTTTCTTTAGTTGGTCAAAAGCCTTACGCTTTCGCTCTGTTGCAGAGTCGCCCTTTAATTTCGGTTGCCCACTTTTTACCATCTTGGGTGCCGTCTTTACTTTCTTCTTTGCCATCGGTTTTTGCGATTGCAAACTGTCATAAAGATAGGCTTTACGCATCAAATCAACGTAACGACTGTCAACAGCGTTACCTAACTCTTCAGTAGTCCAACCCTTTGTTTGAGCATAAGACGCTATCGCGGCCTTTTCTCGTGTTTCAACTTCAGGGTCTTTCCACTCTGGAACTAATTCCAGAAGCTTCTTTTGCTCTTCAGCAAGTTTGATTTGTCTCATTCGTAATTGCTCAGTCTGAACAGCTTGTTGCTTAGACTGTGCATCACGCTCTTGATCGCGTTGCCGGACGTATTCCAGCGGGTCATTCTCATACAGACTATTCCAGTAGGTTTCATCCTTAGGCTGGGTCGCCTGATTTAATTGCTGAGACATAACCTCAAGGGCTTGCTCGTATTGTTGACGAGCTTGCTCAGTAGACGCTTTCTCTGCATCAACAGCTTTGCGCTGTTCAGCAGCATCTTGTAGTCTTTTTTGAGCGGTTTTTTCTAGCTGATATGATTTAATGAGTTCATCAATAGTTGCCTCACCTTCCTCACCATCAACCTTGACAGCATAAGTGTCGATAGTCTCGACCTCTTCACCATCGTCCTCAACCTCTTCAACTTCAGTCTCAGCTTGGTCTTGCTCGACGGCTTCAACTTCTATCTCTTCAGTTTCGGTTGCCTCTACTTCAGTGTCGGCAGTTGGCTCTTGTACCTCTTCGCTTACCTGTTCAGGGGCTTGAGTGTCCAAAAGTAAGTTTACAGCGTCTTGCTGCGAAAGACTGGATTCGCTTTGAGTACCAGACATAGTTAATCTCCATATTGTTTGAGTTTACTTTCGCAACGCTTCCATTTGCTGACTAGCCATTTTGCCTGTCTGCAAAGCACTTTCAAAATGCTGTTCGAAAGCTTCTAACGCTTTCAGCAAATGGAAACATTGCTCACGAAAATCGGTGTCGCTAGGGTCACTTCCTGACCAACCATTGACATACGTTTTTCGTAATTCCTCAAAAGCCTCTATGACTAAAGGCTCGCGTAATATCGAAGCGGCTCTTGCCCCTCGATGCTGTTCGTCGATGAGATCGCTCATACTCTTGGCAAGTTATCCGAAACAGTACCGCCAAAAGCGAGTTTTTGCTGGCGTAGGTTTAACTCAGACTCAAGTTCAAACCGACGTAGCTCTAATTCCGCTTGCATCTTCTCACGCTCAAGCGCCAACTCTGCTTGCATCTTCTCACGCTTCAACGCAATCTCAGCTTCCAACTTGGCTTGCTCTATACCAGCAGATGCGTCCTGCGACTGTGCTTGCGCCTGTTGTGCTAACGCCGCGTCTATCTCTTCACCAGAAGCAAAGAATTGTTCCGTATCCTTAAAGCCAGCCATTTCAGCTATACGCCTTAACGTATTTACATACTGGCTAGGCTTAACAACAGGATTGTTTGGCCCAAGCTGCGCCATGATCTGCTCTTGTTTGCTGGCAATTTGCGCCAACATAGACATCTTTTCGTCCTCACGACCATTGCCCAAGCCAACCTCAATGCTGAGATCAAAGCCATTAGCAAACTCACGAGGATCAATCGCAACAAACTCTCCACGAATACGCACAACGCGCTCACTGTCTTGGTGCTTCTGTAGCAAATGCAAAACGCCCTTTGCTAAATCACGGCAACCTGTTTCAGCAAATACACGCGCTATCATTTCTATCTTTAGCTGCGCCCCTTGTATCGTTGCATTAACCGCGCTTGCCGTCGTACTTTGCAACGCATTTGGGTCTAACCCCATAGACGCTTTAGAAAAGCCAGTACGTTGATCGCGTACCTGATCGACATACTCCAACATCGCAAACGCAGAATTGCCAATCTGAGGTACGTTTAACGCTTGCACCATACCCGGCGCTCTCATACGCACAATACCACCTGGACGCGATGAAAGTAGGTCATCTAAATTAACCTGACCCTCAACCGCACCAACTCTGGAGTTATTCGTAAGATACAAATTATCCAGCATTTGACGCATGACAGTAGACTTGATCATCTGCAAATCCATCACCATTTCGGCAACGGAACGACCTACCATTCTATGCGGCATTAAAATAGGTGACAGCAATGCAAAAGGAACGTGATCAAAAGGTTCGTTTTCGAGAACCTCTACGCCGTCACCTAAAGAGACAACTCTTCGTAATTCAGGTATATTATCGCCGTCATAATCGCAGCGAATGTAAGCTTCAGTGACGAGCACCTCACGCATACTTAAATCTGTGCTTTCAAACTTATCGCCTGACTCAATCTCTTCAAAACGTGCTTGTCGCTCCGCTTCGTCATCCAGATCGTCATACCCAGCATAACGAAAGACAATATCAGGGTCATACCCTTGTTCTATCAAGTCGCCAGCGCGTACAAGCGTTCTATGTGCAATAAACGAGCAGTCTTCAAGCGATGTAGCGCGGCGACTAAATATAAGTTCTTCAGGCGGCACATTATCTATCTTAACTGCGCCAGACTTGGTTAAACGCTTTACTTCAACGCTAAACTTACGATCCATAGGCATTTCAGCGCCACTAGGATCAACCATGCCAACTTCAGTCATATCCTGAGAAACAATCTCAATCGCTGGGTCATTCACCAGCAAAGTAAGCTCATCCTCAGTTAAGTCTTCGTAAGTCTCGTTGACCGTTGTATCAGTCTCTTGCCAGTAAAACTTAACCGCACCCTGCTTAAACAGCAAAGAATCCTTAAACCAATTGTGAAGCACACGAAAACCAGAGTTGTCGTGATTAATCGCAAAATTAACCAAATCCGTTGCCTGTTCAGCCGCTTGTACATCTTCAGCTCCACGCGGTAAAAATCGCGCAAACTCAGGCGATGATGCAAACATTTTCATCAGCGATGGCATGAGATATTCTATCGTGTCGCTAACCTCAGTTGCTACAACTTGGCTACGGTTTTCCACCTCATTGCCAAACGCATCACCAAGGTAGTAGCTTAATATATCACTACGCTCTTGGCTGTACTCTGAGTCATAATAATTAACAGCACTTTGTATTTCATGCTGCAACACACCACGAAAGCGTACATCATCCATTTCTGGCATTACTTTTTAACCTTTTTAGATTTCTTCTTACCTTTGTGATAACCGGGCATCTGAATATCCTATCGTTAAGCTTTCCAATTTATCCGCTTAGAGCCTGTTTTTCTCTTTGCAGCCTTTTTCGCAGCAGCCGTGTAAGCCTTAGATGCAGGGCGACAAGCTGGGTAAGGTCGAGAGGTCTTTCCTTTGCCACTTCGCCCACATTTCTTGCCTGTCTTTACATCGCGCCAATCTTCGGCAAACCACTTCGTTAATCCACCAGAATAAGACATTAGGAGTATGTTCCCCCACGCTTCTTATACTCACGCACCAACCACGCTGACCCATACGCGCTAGGCCACGATTTAAACTTTTTCTTCGCCTCAGACTTAACACGCGCATATAACTGAGGCTTCTTAGGCTTGGGTTCTTTCTTACGTTTAGCCATTAGAGCTATACTGACCTGTTTTCGTGCCTGTCTTCTTACGCTTGTAAGTTTTCTTAGGCTTGGCCTTAGGCTTTTCCTCAATCATTTCAGGCTTTTTGCCCGGATTAGGATTACGAAAAAC